CCACTCTTCGTAGCAGCATCCAAAAGAGCTGCGTACTTCCCACCTTGGAAGGATGTTGCTTTTTCCAGCAAGCTGTTGATGGAGCTTTGTACTTCCGGGCCACCCACAGTCTTCCTGTATGCACTGGCTATACTTGAAACAGGTGACATGCGTGCAAACTCATCACTCACCGGGTTCAGTGCTCCTTGCACACCACTCTTCATCACAGCGTAGTTACGTTGAGCGCTAGCTACTTCCGGGCTAAGTTCCCCAAGAGTCGATCTCACACTACTCGCAATATCACTAAGGTACTTTGCAGTTCCCTTGAGAGGGGAGTTGGCGTATGCGTTTGCTCTCTCAGCCAAAGTTTGCTGAAACTCTTGAAGCTGAGGGAAGGACATTTCATCTCCATATTGCTTTAAGATGTTCTCCACGTCCCTAGCTGCTTTACCCACAAAAGCAGGATCCTTACCACTCTTCAAGATTGGATCAAGAAACTCCGCTCTCACCTGAGACATCGGAATAGCTGCGTCATTACGCACAATTTCATTCGTGCCTTTCGCAAAAAGTTGCTCTTCCAACCCACCAGCCACAGGGGTGATTGGAGTTTCAATAGGAGTTGCAATCTTAGCTACGCCACTCTCTATGGCTTGGCCCTCTTTCGTAAGGTTACTTTTGAGCATACTCAAAATCTCAGGTGCACTCTGCCCAGCCTCGTTTCCAATCCCTCTTTTACGTAACTCCTCGCCCACAGCGATTAAACCTTCCGGACCATAATCACGAATAATAGCATCCCGCTCACCTTTTGGGATGTTCAGAGTACTTTGCACCACACGCTGGCTCAGCTCATCCGATGCTTCTCCAGCACTTTTACCCAAACCACGCAACCCCACCGGCACCAAAGCGCCAACCACCGCCGCGCCAAGTCGTCCCGGTAAACTCTCCCCAGATGCAAACCCTTGAGCAGCTCCCAGTGCGCTTTGAGCACCTACGCTCGCGGGGGTGATCACGGCTTGGCTTACAATCCCCGCACCTTTTCCCAGCGCATACGCATCAGGCTGGACATCATACGCATGATCCATCTGTTTCACTTCATCTTGGCGTCCACCGCTAAAACCGGCCTTAAATCTCTCCCCAACACTTCGCGTGTCATCTGGTTCACGGTTCAGAACTTCGTACAACCCAGCTCCTAAGCCGGCACTTTCATCTCCAACTCCGGTGGCACTCTCGAACCCCCGTGCAAACCCCTCAACTTTCCCAACGTTGTCCGCACTGTATTTCATCATGCTGCGATCTGGGCTTTGCTCCTGAGATGACCCAAGCTCAGCCTCTAGTGCTGCGAGTTCTTCTTCTTCTTCTCGTGTAAGAGCCATTATCTTCCTGCTTTCTTTTTGCGAAGTTCTTCAAGCCGTTGCATCTTAACATCATCCTGAGCTGCGGTGTACTCTGGAAGTGCAAATGCACTATTAAGATCCAACGCACTTTCAGGGGAAATAATGGCTCGAGTTTGAATGATGGCATTGTCTCGCTCTTGAGCTAGTTGTGCTTTTGCTTTTTTGCTAAGCTCCCCTGCCCAGGCTTTGTAGAAGTCTTTGTACTTTGGATTTAAAGTTCCGTTAGTCACGTCTCGGATCATTTGGTCTGCGGTGTCTGGGTTTGCCAGACCAAAGCGTTGGAAAATTTGACGTTCAGCATCACTGAGCTGGGAATTTGATCCTGAAATACGAGCGGCTGTGAATCCAAGTCCAGCCTTTGCGACCGGATTCGTGAGTGCTTGATCCACGTTTGCGCCGAACTTGTCCGCTTGGCGAAGAGAGTCACGAAGATCTTTGGTGACGGAGTTAAATCGACTGATGCTTGCACTCACAAGCTGCTTGTCTTGTCTCATGTTCGCATCATTTCCCTTTTTGTCACTCAACTCCAAGCGTCTGTCTTGACGATTAGCTTGATCTTGGCCATTTTGAAGCGCAATGACCTTCTCAAGCTCACTCGCGCTTATGGGTTTGTTCTCGAGCTCTGGCATCCCAAGACTTTGAGCGTAGCGTTTTCTCTTCAAGATTGAAACCGCACTGTTGGGGTCTTCATTTTCCTTCTTCGCGCGATCCGCTTCGTTCTTCGCTTTAAATTGCTCTTGGATTTTTTGCTCTTGTAAACCTAAATTCGTGTCCCGCTCAGCATCGGCAAAAGCAACCTTACGTTTCGTATCACGAGCTGCACTTTGACTCTGGAGGTTTGTGTCCAGGAAGTTACTTTGTCCACGGTTTAGTGTATCCCCTAGGCCAGCCAAGATGTTGCCAAAAAGTTGCTTGCCACTCGTGCCACTCGTACTCTCCAGCGCATCCTTCTTGCGCTGACTCTCCAGCTTGATCAAGTCACTCAAAAACGAATCCGGTACACTAGGGCTTGAAGGTTTGCTCGCGCTAGGTTCGCTTTCCGTCAACTTTTGGTCTAAGCTTGGTTCTTGCGCGAGCATGCTTTGATTTACTTTTTGATCTTCTTCGTCTTGAGCTAAAAGTTCTTCCCAGGTCATCATACGTTTTTATCCTATTCCGAACAATTTTCCAGCCGCACCCAGACCAGCTCCGATCAAACCAGTCATGCGATTATTTCGACTCTCGTAAGCATTTCCAACTCCCAAAAGTGCGTTTGAGCGGAGTTGCTGTAACTCTAGGAGTCGCTGGTAGTTTTGATTCTGTGTACTCATACTTCCTTCTTGGTTGTATGAGTTTTGCTGAAACACATTTTGATCTAAATTTTGTCCTTGCACACCAAGCTGGCCGAGAACTTGAAGCTTCCTTGCTTCTCCTTCAGCCCTGATCGCTCTTTCTTGCTCCGCAGCATTATTCGATGCTTGCTGGGACCCCAGGAGTGCTGCACTCACAGCCCCACCACCATTTAAATTCCCCTTACGAGCAAGATCATTCAACGCTGCCCCTCGCACGCTAGATGCTTGGCGATTGGTTTCCATCAAAAGTTGCTCTTGGCGCGCACGGTCACTGTCACTATACCCGGTCTTGCTCATGTCCTTGAGCCCACCGATTGCACTTCTGAGCGCGTTTTGACCGTACTGTGATCCTGAGACGTTTTGCCATGTTTGCTGAAGAGGGTTTATGTTGTCATACTGTTGTGCTGCGCTCTTAGCAGCATCCACACCTTGCGTACCAAACCCTAACGCGTTACCGATTTTTCCAAGCCAACCCATATTGGAAGATTCTAGCACATCCCATGATGGGTATGCAATATTCGTGCAACTTTAAATCACACTAGTTTAAATGATGAAAAGACTCAGTTTGTATGATGTGGAGTTGCTCAACCCCAAGGGTCGCGCTAAGACCACTTCCCCGCCCACCTGAGTCCAATCCAGAGCAATCTGAGCCACCGGGAAACACTGCAACACCAATACCCCACGCACTTTACGCACAGGATCAACCTTTAATTTCAAAACCGTCCAATCCCCGGTCGAGTATGTGGCTGAGGTATTGAATGTGATGTCGAGAAATTGATGAACCGTGTTGTCTTGGAGACTCAAGTTTCCATTTAGACCGTCCAGGATCAAATCTATCCAATTCGCGGTTTGACTCGTACTAGGCTTAGAAATATGCTTCATTTCGTCATCATACCACGTTATGTTTTGATCTTCGTAGTGGTTTGGTACACATTCAAGTGTAGCCCGGCAAAACTAAAATACTGCTTTGCTACCTTGAGCCGCACTCCACACTGCAACCACATCCCACGCTGCATGTTCAGCGGGATTAAGACTCTAATTGGGCGAGGTCCCCCAGGAAACCCACCCCACGGGAAAATCCCCCATGCTGGCAGCCCCCATCCACTCGCCGTTCCCCCAACCGCATTTACTTCCTGAAAAAGTTGCGAGCGATCACTCTTCCAGTCCATCCGTATGTTGCTAAATGCTGCATCCTGCATCAAAACTGTTTGTTCGGTAAACTTTTTGAGCAAAGTCGCATCACCCACCGTAATTTCAGTCGTTTCTAGCCGATACTCCAGGGGCTCAAGCAAAGTGGCCGTACTCAAGTCCCACGGAAAGCTAACATCTAAGGTGAGGAAGTTCCCATCTATGCTTAAAATCTGACCTTCATACGAACCTTGCACAAGAGAGTAACCTTCTATAGCTTCACTCGCATCTACCAGCTCTACCACATCATCAGCCACACTCGAAATCACCACCGCATACTCACGATTAGCAAAATCACTCCGGTTACGTTCTTTTCGCTCCACAAATGTCTGATCGCTTTGAAGGGAATTCAGCTTACCTTGGTAGAAAATTGCGCTATGGTCTATGCGGTCCATGTACGTCCACTCTTGAACTAAGGTGGAAAAAACCCACCAAGTAAGATCACTCTCCGCATCATCCGTTTGAGGCAAAGCTACAATGAGATTTCTATCCACAGTGTAGTTGAGCATGAAACCCCTCACGCTAAGCGCATCGAAATCAAGAATGTCTTCGTAGTTCTTTAAAAAGTAATCTAATCGCTCTGAACCTTGAGGAGTCACTTTAAATAACCCCTCTCGGCTAAGCACGTACGCCCCAGCCTCCGCAGGACTCACCAAGAACGGATTCGGCACCACAAGAGTAGCATCTATGACCACAATCTGAGCTGTTGGTAAGTATGGTTCGCTCGAGCCAAAAATCCCCTCGCTCGTGCAAATGAAAATATGAACCGGAGTGAAGACCATCGCTGTGACCTCAGCCGCCACTCCCGCTATGGTAGCAAAATTCTGAGACGGCACCGCATCCGGCTCCCCAGGCTTGGAGCAATATACTTTATTCTTTTCTTCGATTGGCCGGCCATCCTGTATGTCCCACGTCGCAGCTACACTTGGGGTGATGGTGAGACTTGTGACTGTGAGAGCGCGACCTTGAAGGAAAATCAACCCAGCACCAAGGTATCTCGCATAGACACTAGTGCTAGATGCATATTGATTTATCACCCTGCAAAGTGAGCGTGCGGTGTTTTCCAAGGTGCCACTTTGATCAAAAAACCCACTGGCTATGGTTTCAGCCGCCTTTGCAGTGAATGTCACCCCAGCTATGGCTATGGTGTCATTTACGCTAGGGGTAAGAAGAAGTTTGAGCAACTTCTCCGCAGGGCGGCTCACATTCGCAAAAAAAGTTGTGCCCTGGAATGACCCTAGCACCTTGCACGCTGGAGGAGGTTCATTTTGAGCCAAAATCCCTTCTTGACTTGCGTTTGTGTAAAGCGCAGCCCCTAGCTGGGTGTCCAAGATGGTGTCGGTGAAGGAGAGAAATCCTGCTGTGATGTCCCCAGCCGCAATGCTGAGTGATTTGACGTAATAGTACTCCGCGTTTGAAGCTGTACTTTGAACTGTCCTGTATACTTGAACTTGGTGTGAAGTCGTGATGCTGCTGGGAATGGTCATGGTGAGAGCAACATTTCGCGTCCCTCCACTCGAGTTTGTGAGCTCAATGCCAAATGCTGGAGAGCCAACTAAAAGTCGTACCGATGTCTGCCGACTAAAAACATATGTGTAGCTTACTTTGTTCCCATTTGCCAAAAATCCCGAAGTCCCAGTCACACTAGTCGCGATATCCAGAGCTGGAGGCACACCAGCAGGCAAAAGAGCACCATTTTCCCAAGCCTTTACTCCTGTGGAAGTGGTGAAAAAGTTACGATCTCCACTAAAGGAAGCTGTCATGAGGCTTCCACTAGGAGGTACACACGCTGCCACGCTGCCCCAATCACTTCCGGCGTAAAGCGCTAGGCCGGTGGAGTTTAGCAACCATCGATCTTCCCCATTTGTGAAGAGCTGCTTTCCCGCTGAAGTGGTCCCCGCGAGTTGCTTAAACCCCCGACACCCGCTCACAAGATTCGGTCGCGAAAAGACTAAATTCTTCGCATCGCTAAGTCCAATCTGATCCGTCTCTAGCGTATTCGCGTTTGTAATCAAACCTCGGAGTTTGGGGAATGCGTATTGCATCCCAAGAGTATAACGTGGGTTGGGGTAAAATGGGAGCAAAAAGCACTGGAGCTACCCCTATTGATTATAGTATAATCTCAATCATGATTAAAACCTCAAGCTTGCTCGCAAAAGTAAAAACCAGTGCTATGCTCCCTCAGAGTCTCCCAGAGGGCACGAATGATATCATCCTCGACGCCGTAAACCACTGTGTGCAAACCGAAATTGTCCCCGCACTCTTGGATAATGCTTGGAGCGGCCTGGTGGTGGCAAAGGAAGTGGAGAATGGGTTGCTGGAGTTCCCTATCCCGGAACGTGCCATTGGTGAGCGCCTAGAGGGCGTGTATGTGCGATCTCAAGGTAATACCTCGAGCCAAACCCAGTACACCCCAATGCTTGGCTACACCCAAGGCAACAGCGTGGTGAGCTTCAACTCCCTCTCGAATGACTTCGCGGTGAAGTATTACCTGCGATTACCTTCTTTGGTTGAAGACGAGTATGTCGTGGAAAGTGTGGCTTCAAATGTCCTAGGCCTGAGTGCAGCGTTCACTGGGAGCGAAGTTGACCTCCTAGACTCGAATGGAAAGTTGATTGACGCTAGTGTGAGCGTTTTGAGTGGCTCGGGCACAACCACCATTACGATTGACTCCACAAGTGCCGTCGAAGGTGGGTATGTTGCTGAGCCGGAAACTGCCAGCGCTCTTCCACTCCCCTTTGATCTCCAAGCCGTTCTTGTGGATGTAGCTGTGGCCACTTTGCTTGACTCCTGGGGTGACAAAGAGGATGCCCAGAATCGCCGTGAGCGTGCCTTGAGATCACTAGAGCGCCTTGTGACCATCATCAGCCCACCTGTTGCGACTCAACCAGCCACCATGGCTCCAGGGCCGCATTTCAGGGGTATCAGAGGGTTCTAAAAGTTTCTCTCCCGCGGGATTCTAAGCGCTACACTTCCTGGAGTGTGAGTATGCTTACCATGTTGCTATGTGTCATTTGGAATTAGAAGAAAGAAAAAAAAAAGAGGGTCTTTGTGTGTACACTGTGATGCAGCGTGACAGAGGGGGTGTGGTTTTTTCTTTGGGGGGAGGGGGGTATGGTGATTATGGTCACGGCTTCCCATCGTGTAGTGTAATGTATGGTCATGAATGGTGGTATATGACCACCATGTGTATGGTCATACCGTGATCTAAACCTCAGTCCTCCGGAACATGCTTCACCCTCTTCGCGCTTCTTTTTATGGTTTTTGAAGGAACCAAGCGGTAAAGAGTGGCTTCCGACACTCCTAGCTCTTTGGCCGCGACTTCATACGACCCGGCCTTCATGATGAGGTAGCTTCTAGCGTACTCCCTCATCACTTGGTCCAAAGTCCTAGGTACAAGTTTTAGGAAATCTATGTCAGCTTCCCCAAGCCGGGAAAGTAACTTTGCAGTTTTGAGATATTCTTTCATGCTCATACCTTGGAGTATGCAAGGCTTGAGCCAACTTTCAGGATTTGGTGGTAAAAAAGTCCTAAGTTGATTTTAAACGATCTGAGCAAACCAAAATCCTCACCTGTGTGAAAAAGTTCGACCCCCTGGCCATAAGTCCCCGTATGGGTTAGTCTTTCAGTGTATAACGTTCTCTGTATGGTAGTATAAATAATAATAATAATTAAAAACGTACCCATACAAAACTCTAAAGGGTGAGAAAAACCAAGCCAACCAAGCACTTGGACACCCCCCACCCTGCTTTTTTACATTAGTGAGGAAAACACACACACATCTACACGCCCTAATCACCCCAAAGTGTTCATCGTTCGCATCTTAGCCATGCGCTTGACTTCTAGCCCTGGTGTAACTCCAGTTCCCCCAACTGTAAACTTTAGTTCCCATTTTTGGTCAAAATCATGATCAAAACCACACACATAGCGAAGTGCAAACTTAAGTTCTCTTTGTGACACACATGGCCATGGTGATCAAGTCCACGAACTTTCTGAACTTTCTAAAAACTTAGAATGCTCATCTCGATTTAAATCATGTTTAAACTCATACCCATGCTTCAAATCACTCATTTTCACCAGTATAAAGAGTATAATCACAATCCCACTCTTCAATCATACTTTCCCACCAAACTTGGCACACAGCTTGAATCACAGTATGATCATACGCATGGGTATGACCATGAGCATGACCATCCTTGAAAGGAACACTCAAAATGGAAAACTCCCACTTAGATGAAGACTTAAACCCCACTCAGACCATGGAACGCTACTGGCATGACCAGCTTTCGTTCTTAAGTCCAATCCAAGCCCTGGAGAAATCATACTTAGACCTAGGCAAGGTTCGTACTCTGGCCATCTTGGAGGACATAGCCTTCACCCTCAAGCTCACAGGAAGCGCTGGAACCACCCAAGATGAAGATGTGCTGGATGTGCTCCTAGCCATGTTCACCACTAGGGTGTTCAAGCCTAAGGTATACGAAGCCTTCCTCATGGAAGTATCAAACTGGCTAGCTCAAGATGGCACCAGCAATGTTCGCGACATCTCACGTCATCCACGGTTCAAAATGGTCCGGTAGCAAGGATAATCACAGCTTGGCACACAGATTGCACCACCGCTATAATCTCAACTTGGCACGAAAATAGCGTTCTTCCCGAGGTTTACATCGTAAGGTAAAATAAGATATACAACAACTTTAACAGCAAAGGACAGCACAACATGACAGACCCTAGATCACACCCTAGATCACACATTAAGAAAAGCCTTCGTACACTTCGAGAGAATCTCACATCTCTAGAAATGGCTGTAATGGCATCTCATATTGTGCCGGAAGCCGCTATAATCGCCACTCGTGTACTCATGATGCAAACACTAGATGAAGATTTCCAAGCAAGTGCACTTGAGAGTATTGCGCACTTCAAATCACTCCTAAAAAAGGATACTCATGACTAAAGGTTGTGATGGTAGTTTGGCGTGTAAGTGTGGAATATGTTGTGTGAGTTTGGGTTTTACCTATGGAGTGGACACTTGCAGAAGTAATGTGTGTTGGGTGTGTACAAAAGCTTATGGAGCTAAAACCATAATGGACCAAAGAAGTGTGGGGTCTTGCTTAGATCCAAATTGTGTATCGTGTCATCCGACGGCTACACCAAATGGACTTACCCAAGAGGAAGAAATACAACGTGGTTTGTTCTTTCAAGATCCAAAGCGAGCTAGCACTAGAGATGAACACACCTGCACTCCAGGGTCATATCCACTTGACGGATGGGTGATATGTAAAGTATGTGGGAAGAATCTGCATCCATTCGCAAAGTAACATAAAAAAAAACAACAAAGAAAAAGAGTAAAAACATGAAACGTAAGCAAAACATATACATTATCGGAAAGTATGATGACAAGTTGACGGACCTTCTCTTGGATGGTGCGAGGTACACAAACAAAAAGAAAGCATTCGCGTACATCAAGTTTCATAAAAAATACATGTCATCCTACACTACTCCTAGCGTGTTTCAATTAAAAGTGACCTTAAAACATCTCAAAGCCATACTCGTAACTTTCATCGTGGGTTTGACACTGAATGTGAGTGCAACTGAACTTACGCTAAGAACCGGGCTAGGTCAAAAGTACGTTCAAAACCAAAAGTACCTCAGCATCACGGCACGTGAAAGGGTTGTGAGTGTGTTTCATCTGTATGGGAGTGTGGGTGGTATAAATCATGTGAACTTTCTCACGCAAAACTGGAACACTTTTGTGAGTGTGGGTACGGAGGCTTTGGCGGAAAACGATATCCTCTATGCTAGTGCATCCGTAGGAGTTGCGGTTTTTGACAAACGCACCACTGGAATTGCGACTCACCTTCAGGTTGAGAATCGAGTGGCTTTTGGAGTGGTGAGCAAGGGCTTGGGCGCAAAACTTGGCATATTTGGTGCACACTTTAGCAATGGAAGTGGGTCGAGTGAGAACTTAGGCGCGGACTTCCTTGGCATAGAGCTTAGCTTGAGGTAAGATCATGGTTGACCGGAAAATGGAGCATAAAATGAAAACTAAAATCATATTAGGTTTGGTGTTGAGTGTGTGGGTGAGTGCGTGTGAGGAAAAAGCAACTTTCACTTTTGCGTGTGAAGAGTGTGTTGTGGAGGGACCACAGGGTGAAGCTGGATTTGATGGACATGACGCTCTTATCGAAGTACTGCCATTAGCAGTATCGTGCGTTGCGGGTGGGTATAGTTTACTAACGGCGACGGATTCCAATTCCAATGGCCTCATAGACAGTACGGATAAGAACTACTCTTTGGTAGATGTGTGCAATGGCGTAGCTGGGAGCAATGGCGCGGTAGGCCCTAGCGGTATTTTAGTGATTGTGGATCCGTGTTCGGATTTTCCGGGCGTACATGACGAAGTTTTGATTCGTCTTGCTGATGATAGACTACTCGCCTCTTTTTCTAATAATTTTAATGGTGACTACACAAGGTTCTCAATTTTGCTTGCGGGAAATAATTTTCAAACTACTGATGGTAGTGGATGTTTCTTTAGCGTCGACGTGAACAATCAACTTTTCAACGAGCATTACTAAGATGAAAAAACCAATAGACCTAGAGAAGTTGAAATCTTTAGCAACTGATTACATCGAAGGCTTTGACGGTAATGCAGATTTCTTGGTGCGCACTGTACCGGAGCTATGCTCCCTCCTAGAGCAGGCCCAGACTATAATAAACGGGTACCTAAAAGAAGATCCTTATATTGATCATGATTGTGATCTACTTTGTGATGAATGGTTAGCCAACTTCAAGGAGCAAGAATGAAATCCCTCATCGAACGGTTGAAAGTATTGGAAGACGGAACATACGCAACTTTAAAACGAGGCGAAATCATGGAAATCATCTCCACCCTAGAAGCGCAAGCGGAAGATATTCACAGATATAAAGTTAGTTACGTGGAAAAAGAATTACTTGCCGCAAAACTTCTGGAAGCAACCACTAAACTCGCCCGCCAAGAGAAGCTTTTGGAGGGAGCTAAGGGGTTAGTTCCCGAGTTTCTTGACTGTGACGGAGAAAAACCATGTCCTGGATGTGTTAGTAGGGCCAATGAATGGCTCGCCGCGCTGGATGAGGAGTGGAAGAAATGAAATACAAATCAAAGCCAGTAGAGATTGAAGCTATTAAATTTACCGAAGAGCTTGCGTTAGACTGCCTACTGAACCAAAGAAGCGGCCCATTCGGACTGTATATCACAGGATCATGGAATCAAACTCTTAAGACCTTGCAAGAAGCCTATATTAATATCGAAACACTTGAAGGCGTGATGCGGGCCAATGTAGGCGACTGGATCATCAAAGGTCTTATCGGAGAATTTTACCCATGCAAAGATGAGGTATTTCAAAAGAAGTACGAGGCCATTAAATGACCAAAGCCCCCATAGACCCAAAAGATATTGCAACTTGTCGCAACTGTGGGCTCGTTCTTGAAGGTAGAGACTATCGTTTTGGTGGTGAGGCGTATCATCCGGTCACCAAAGAACGAGTGAAGAAAAACCATTACGGTGGATATGTGTGTTCAGCTCGATGCGACTATCGGGCATCATTAGACCTAGAACAATCTATGCCCGGACACGGATACCATCAAAAAACACTCGGATGCTTTGCACAGGAAGCATACGATAATAATTGGAGGCCAAAATGAAAGCCCCCATAGACCTAGAGAAAAAAATGACCAAGCCAGTAAAATGCGACGTATGTGGAAAATTCACAACTAAAGGTCAGTTTCATATTCAAGAGGACGACAGCTCCGATGGATTTCCAGGAAAAGAGTACATCGAGTGTATTAGATGCATATCACCGTTTGAAGCTGAAAGGCTTGCTTTAGCTATGTATGAAGAGGAAGACAAAAATGAAACCAAAGATTGATTTGGAGAGGCTCAAAAGCCTACACGAAGATTATAAGCAAGGTTTTGGTGGAAATGTTGATTTCCTTGCCGATAGCGTTCCCGACCTAATCGAGCTGGTAGAGGAGGCCAAAGATTTGATAGAAACTAACACTGGAGAGAGCTATTTAGATAGCCATATGAAAATAAAAATTGAATACCCTCTTGAAGTTGAAGAATGGCTTAACAGATTCATACGAAAAAATGATGAAAAATAAATTTGAAATAGGCTCAGTATTTGGGACCTTAACCCTAAGGTCGTTATCGCATCGAGACAAATGGAAGAAACGCGTCTTTGATTGTGTGTGCGTGTGTGGAGGCGTGGTGTTGGTTTCTGAATCAAATTTGCAATATTCAAATAGAAAAGGTTGTAAGCTCTGTTACAAGAGGAATAATTATAAACTAAGTAAGACCAAACTATACCGGATCTGGGCGAGCATGAAAGATAGATGCAATAATCCACGCAGCGCATACTTTAGTTTTTATGGTGGAAAGGGCGTAAAACTTACAAATACTTGGAATGATTTTGTTGTTTTCCATAAATGGGCGGAGGAAAATGGCTACAAAGAAGGACTAACTATTGATCGCATTGATGGCGGCGAAGGTTATAGCCCCTCTAATTGTAGGTGGGTTACGAAGCGTGAGAATACGTTAAATAGATTTGGTGTTGATTTAGGTAAAACCTGCAAAAATTTGCATCCCTGGAAACCTGAAACGACCTACATGTCTGGGAAACGTAAATTGTGCAAACCCTGTTCAAATGCTAGGTCTAAAAAAAGATATATCAACAATAAAATAAGTAAGGAAGGTGAGAAGTGAAAAAGAAGAAACAAACTAGGTTGGAGCAGTTAGTTATTGAAGATGATACGGGTGCTTATTGTTTTGGACCGGACCACGCCATTCGTCCAATCATGGGATCGCCCTCTTTCGGTGTTACACGTTTTAGAATAGACTCGCCGTACTACACAATCGAAGAACTCAAATCCTTCCACAAAAAACTAGGCAAGCTCTTGGAGGAAGTGGAATGAAAAAGTGGCCATCAGAATGGGTTGCGTTGATAAGTAAACATCTAAACGGTGCGGTAGAGTACGGTAGAGCGGAGGCATCCAAGTTGGCTAGAGCCCAATCAGCCGCAAACTTTAATTGGGCTCCAATTCTGGAAGAAATGGACGCCGCCGGGATGCTCAAAGACATCCCAGAGCCGCTGGAGATTGATTATTGTACAGTTCATGGGTCGCAAAGAGCTATTGTTATGGGTAGTGAATTTAGTAGGTGCGAAATTGCAGTAAGATATTTGGCATCAACTCATAACGTATGCGAGTATAAGAAAATGAGAGAGGTAGAAGAATGACGCTTAAGGAATACTCAAAGCTAGCACGGGAGTTTAATGTGGTGGACGAGGAGCGCAGGGAGAGTCATGCGCTTTGTGGGTTGGTAGAAGAAGTGGGAGAGCTCATGGGAAAGTATAAGCGTGCGTTGAGAGGTGATGGTGAGTTAGACATGGAAGGTTTGAAAAAAGAGTTGGGCGATATAATTTGGTTTGTGAGTGACCTTAGTGTGCAGCTTGGCACGGATCTTGAAGAGATTGCACTGATGAACTTGGACAAGCTTAGTGACAGAAGAGCGAGAGGCATGATCAAGGGGAAGGGTGATGATCGTTAGGATGGCACACTTTTTGACATTCTTGAAATCATCTTTGCCGGAAGCTAAGATATGAAGATGTTCAAGAGTGGAAGTGTAGAAATAGTGGTATGCATACTCATAGGGGCGTTACTCTTGGGTGTGATTTGCATCATAGAGGCTTTACGGAAGGACTAAAATTTATGATGAAGGAAACTGAGGATTTTAATTCAAAGATTTTGAAGGATTTTCAAACTCAAAGCTTTGGTGCGCTTGGAGAGTACATCACGCAACTCAAGGGCTTGGGGTATGATGCCAAGACGGTGCTTGAGAAGGTGGAAGCGTTCTTGAAGGATGTAGTCAAGTGAGTGCCAAGAGGGATGATGCTGGAAAACACACTTTTCACCACATCCACCCAAGCGTGCTTAGATCATGCTTTGGCTCATGGGTACTTTGTGAGGAAATGGTGCAGTGGTACTTTTATCGCAAAGACATCCCGCAAAGTACGCTCAAGACCTTGATCGCAAACGAAGGTATGTTCAAGGTGTTGGACTTTGGAGCGCGAAAGTATGCGTCTTTGAACTATGCTAAGGGGATGAGCTATAGCAGAGTTTTCAACAGCTGGTTTCGTCACATGGTGGATGAAGAAAACTTAGACCGTGAAAGTGGGTTGCCGCATTCTTGGCATGCGGCTTGCAACATTCTCTTTGCAATTACATACAACATCTTAGGGTACGATGGTGGAAAGTTTGATGACAGGTCCACCCTAGAGTTGCCATCAAAGGAGAGAAAAAAATGATCACATTCGCAGCGTACTTAGCAGTTCTTTGGGTAGGAATAATAGCGGCACTCTACGTCCTGGGTGGCATAATCACCACGGCGGGGAGCTTTGCGCGATGGTACTTTACGCTAGGCTACTTTGCTCGCGTTGGGGTTATAATGATGGGTTTGGGTGTACTCACCCTAGGGTACTTGAGCGTATGATGGTGTCCGCTGTTATAGCCATGGTCGCGATGGTGAGTGCGTATCACCCAAGCGCAAAGCGTGAGGTGGTTTTGAAAATAGTGGGGGAACTCAGCTCACCACAATGCCAGAGGTATGATCCGCTTTTGATTTTAAGTATGGTGAGTGTGGAAAGTAGTTTTAGAGCTAAAGTAGAGTCACCCACTGGGGACATCGGGGTTGGACAACTTTCGCCTCTAGCGCTCCAAGAACTGAGAATCACAAAGCTAGATCGCTCTAGCGTTTTACCGCTATGCACATACCTAGGGATGAAACGCACCTGGACTCAGTACCACAGCAAAACCCCATCAAAAGCAAAGGTGTATCGAGCTAAGGTCACAAGAGTGATGGAGAGTTTTCGCAAAAGTATGCTAAAATACCAAAGTGCACGAGCGGGTTTTAATCTTACTCATAATCTTAGCAGTAGCCACAATACAACTCTTGCTGGTGTGGGGTTTGCATTTGTGATGCCGGTGCTCGTGGTCAGACGAAAGAAGTGGGTTAGTTTTAAAAGAAAGGACATAGGGGTATGATTAGAAGTTTCATCATGGGTGTGATTTTGAGTGGGAGCTTGAGTGTGAGTGCGCAGGAGTACTGGACTGGGGCTAGCATAGTCATCCCGCCTTCCAACACAAAGTATGATTTCGGTGAGATGCACGCCAAGACTAAGGCTGTGGCAGCGGAAGTGAAGGATGCGTACACCATTCTCGCGAAGTGTAATTATCTGGAAGACAAATTCCCAGCAACATTTAAGATCATAGAAAGTGAGCGAAATGTGAGGTTCTTCTTTTTTCACACTCAAGAAGACTTTGCCGGGGCGTTTGACACTAAACCTGAAGACGCTCCGTTTTGTGCAGTCACGTTTCACATGAGTGCGAAGGAAGTCGCAAGTGGAGCACCCCACGAAGTAGTGTTGGTGAACAGTGTTGCGTGGGGTGAGGGGAAGAGTAAAAAAGAATGTCCACTGGTGCTTAGAGTTTACCTCATGCACGAGATGCTTCATGTGGCTGGGATGAAGCACCCTGAGGGGAAGCCATTCGATGGTCCAATCCAAAGTGTGATTGAGCAGTGTGAGGATGAAGAGAAGCTCAGAGTGTTGGTGTCGCAAGGTGAATAAGAGTTTCCTTAGCTCTTTGGATGAGGTTCAAAAGGTCATTCGCTATAGAGCGAGACGCAGAAGGAAGCTAGGAATTCCACGTAAAACTTTTCAGCGAGAGGAAGTGGATGCTAAGAAGGTTTTTGCTCTCTTTGAATGCAAAAAGTGTGCAGAAAAGAAGCCACGAAATGAAGTGTATTTTAGAAGGATGGCCGGGGTGTTGAGGATTATATGTCGAGTATGTGAGATGCTTGGAGAAAAGTCCGACCTCAACACTTTTTTGCGTAAAAAGTGGAATAGAATGTGTGGGTATGTGAATGGGAGGAATATATATTCTAAAAATTTAAAAGGTCTGAGGGTGAGCACTAAGGAAGATTTTATCCAGGCTTTTCGGAACGACAAAACATTCCTAAGGATGTGGAATGCTTGGGTGAGAGCTAAGTTTTTCCATGCTCTCTTACCCACAGTTCAAAGAAAAGACAAGGGGGATGGGTATGTGGTGGGTAACATACGCTGGGTGACATGGCAGGATCACATAGCGATTTTAAAGTTAAACAACTCCGAAAAACGAAAGGGTAAAGTAGCGGTATGAGTAAAATGAAAAAGAAAATTCAAAAGAAAGTAAGAGTAGCGCCAAGGGTGAGTGGAAGTGAAGTGGTGCTTTATGTGCCGGACGCACACTTTCCATACCACCACGATGGAGCGTTCAGGCTCATGATCAAAGTGGCTCGCGCACTCAAGGTGACCATGATCGTGGTGCTGGGGGATTTTGTGGACTGTGCGTTTGCAAGCACACATGCTGTGCACGAATCAAACTTTGCATCACTAGAAGAGGAGATTGCAGCAGCACGGCTTGGGATTGATGAGCTAGAGAGTGTGGGGGCAAAGAAGATGATATACCTCGAGGGAAACCACGAGGAAAGATTACCTAGGTTGATTCGACAAAACCACCCTCAGATGCGCTCAAGAGCGGATAACTTTTCCATCCGGCACATCCTAGAGCTAGGGAAGAAGTGGGATTTTGTGCCATACAGAAGTCACATCAAGCTTTTCGACCGTGTGTATGTGACGCATGATTTTGGTTCGGCTGGAGCCGGGGCACTTCTTCAAGGTGGCAAGGTGTTCGGATCAAATTTGATCTTTGGCCACACTCATCGCCTTGGTGTTGCGTATGATGGGGATGTGGAGCATGGCACGCGGTTCACGGCGAATGCTGGTCACCTTGTGGATGTGCAGTACGTGAAATACCTTCCAGCGATTAAAACGACTCAGTGGCAACTTGGGTTTTGTGTTGGGTTTATGGCTGATGGGTTTTGCTTCCTTCAAGCCGTTCCTATTATCGAAAGCGATGGCAAAGTCAGTACCTTTGTGAATGGGGTGTACTATGAAGAAAAGTGTTAGTATAGAGATCTTTGTGGATGGAAAGTTACGCACACTAGATCCTTTCAACCCATCCCTAAGCTTAGAATCATTCCTACGCTTAGCCGATGGGGTGTACAGGAATTGTGGAACATCTAGCATTAGTATCTTAGACCACTCTTTGATGGTGTGGAACTTGATGCCCGCTGGGGTTTTTGAGCGCTTCAGACTCTTCGCGCTGTGGCATGATATGGCTGAGGTCTTTTTAGGGGACTTGCCTTCACCCCTCAAGAAAAGCTTGCAAGATTTCAAAGCTTTGGAGTATGAACTCCTATGTGCGCTTCTTTTAAAGTACACCCCGCTGAGGTTGAATGCCAGGGAACTGCGACAATACTCCACATCACTCAAGGAGTATGATACAAAAGCGTACGAGCTAGAGCGCGCTGGGAAGTACAGTGTGCCGTCCTGGTATACCGCGTTGGACATATTTAGAAAACAAGCTATAATGACGAAACAGGAGCAAAAAAATGGACGCATTCGCACTTAAGATCAAAGAAGGATTTTTCAAGGTTTTCATATTCCTCTCACTTTTAAATCGAGACAACGCACTCAGCGCTACAAACGTAGCTGCGTGGGTGGTGATTGTGAAGATGGCTTTGGCACCTAGTACCGGTATCCTGGATATTGCGAATACGTTTTTGGTCCTAAGTCTGTATGGCTTTAAGCGCCAGCAACAGCGAAAGGCGTTCAAGGAGAAGACTCCAGCTCAAGCTCTAGAGCAACTTCAAGCCGAGGTGGAGTCACTTAAGCTCCGAAACGTACTTCAATCACGGGGATAGCGTAGAGTGGCTCGAGGAAAAACCAAGGTAGAAAAGAAAAGCACCACGGAGAAGGTGCAAGAAGTTCTTGAACACCAACTCGAGCTCATAGTGGCGATTCAATTTGAAGGACGGCTCATGACACCAGAAGAGCTGGATGTCCTCAAAGCTGTGGTGGACTTAGAAGCCAAGATGACGAAGAGTGACAAGAGCCCACTCAAGAGGTTGAAGAATTCTAGTGAGTTTCTTCTTAAGAGCTTAGAGGATCCCGAAGAAGCCGAAGCGAGCGAAGATGAAGCTCAGCAAGACTGAAATTCAACACGAGCTTTGGCGACGCGGAGAGTTGCGGTTTCTGTACCACAATGGCCAACATAAGATAGACAAGATTTTTCGCTCACACACCGGAAATTTCTTCGTCCTAAGATGCTCACGCAGGTTTGGAAAGACCTTCTGGCTAGTCACTAAAGCGCTCGAAGTGTTGCTGAATTGTAAGAACAAGTTTCCACGTGTAAAGTTAGCCACCAAGACGCTCAAAGATTTGAAGGAGTTTATCTTGCCAGTGCTCCAGATCATCCTCGAGAGTGCACCTAGCGACCTTCCCCTAGAGTACGTGAAGAGTGAGCACAAAATCTTAAACCACGCGAATGGTGGGGAGCTGGCGCTGTATGGTCTAGACCGTAACCCCGATGGTGGTAGGGGTGCGTATGTGGACTTCTATGGCATAGATGAGGCAAGGAACGTTGAGAGTGAGCTTCTTCGTTACTTGTGGCAAAGTGTGATATCACCTATGACTGCAAATCGGCCTGGGGTTCAGGTCATTTTTTCAAGCAGTGCCCCCCATAGTGCGGCGCATAGCTTCCACTCCATTTTTACCCCCCTTGCGATGGAAACGAACAGCTTTGTGGATTTGAATATTTTTGACGCACCGCATATTTCACCCGCAGAACGTGACCGGCTCCTCAAGGCATGCTTGGATGAAACGACCAGGGCGAGGGAATACTACAACCAAATCGTGGCGGACGAGGATTTAGCCATAGTGTTGCCAAGTGAGCAAAAAGGCATAATTACAAGAAAGATTGAGCGCCCACCTTACTTTGAGCTATGTCCGAAGTATGTGGCGATGGACTTAGGTACGAAGCGTGATCTTACGGCCATTCTCTTTGGCTACTGGGACCCAGTAAAGGAGTGGTTTGTGCTCGAGGGGGAGGAACAAGTGACCGGCCCTAAGCTCACCACCAAGGTCATCTTAGATTTGGTCAAAAGTCGCGAAAAAGAGCTTTGGGGGGACGCAAAGGTTCATCTTAGAGTAGCAGATAATAACAACGCCTTGCTTTTGCAGGATCTTAACATTTTGCATGATCTCTACTTTATGGCCACCACAAAGGAGCGCACTCTTGTGGCTATGGTGAACAACATGCGGGAGTTTATTCAAAACCGACGCTTGGTGGTAGACGAAAATGCATGTCCCTTTACTCTGGGGTCACTCAAATACGGGTGCTGGGACAAAAACCGCTCTAAGTGGGATTATAGCAAGGTTTACGGACACTATGATCACCTCGCAGCCCTGATGTACCTCATCCGCAACATCGACCAAACCCATGATGAAAGTCTAGCATTTACAGACACCCGTAGTCCTGATAACATAGCTGGAAGGTCTGCACCAAAGAAACCCAGTGTATTGCAGGTCTTGAATCCTTGGAATGCTTATGGTAAAAAACGAACTTAACTCAGAATCTCAAAATGACTCCTTAGAGTGCTCAGGGCCACCTCAAGAGCTTTTCGACAAACTCCAGGATCGAGCCGCGCAATACTATCAGTATTTGACTCAAACGCGATACGTGAATGCGATAGACAATTCTCGGAACTCATTTTTTCGCCCACTCTTCCATATGGGGCAGGTGTTGAGGTTTGGAGACAAAAGTCAATATCTAGACGTAAGCGTAAACGTATACCGAAACTTAGTTCAACACGCAGTTTCACAGTTGCTCAAGACTAAGCTTTCCTATGTTGTGCGCACAGTGAACTACAGTGCGGAGTCACAGAAGCAAAGCATGATCGCGCGTTCGGTCTTGAGTTATTACACCTCCCGTACTGAAGCTCAACGTGTGATGTACAAGGCTACGAGGAATGCATTCTTAGATGCGGATTCCTTTATCATCGGGGATTGGAACTTTATGAAGGGTGAGCCGCTTTTTGTAAACCTAGATGGCGCAGTGGTGATGAGTGGCGAGCCGGAATTTTTTGAAGCCACGCCACTAGAAGTGGTTCGCCCTTTGGTGAAAGACTACAACCTCCCGTGGGTTCGGGTGTTTCGTCGCATGCTGAAGAGTGATTTGAAGAAATGTTTCCCCGCGTTCGAGAGTGAGATTAACAATTCGAGCGCTATTGATGAGAGTGCTAAGATATTCAACTATCGGGAGAATCAGTTTTTGCGCGTCCAACCAGCAGCACTTGAGGACTATGCTGGGGTTTTCATGTTCATCGCACGGCCATCCCCGGAGTGCCCTCAAGGACGCAAGGTGCTTTTCCTTCAAGATGGTACTGCACTCGTGGACATGACCTTAGCAGCTGGAGACTTTCCTGTGTACCGCATCATCATGGATGAGAATTGTGAGTTCCCTTTGCCGACTTCTTACGCTTGGGACACACTTCCACTCCAAAGCTTGATCGACAAGCTGATGTCAATCGTGAGCACGAACAACGCGGCTAGCGGACTTCAAATTTTGCTTTTGCCGGATGGAGCAAACATAAGTGAGACTGCGCTGGAAACCGGCTTAGCGGCAATTCGATACAAAGGGGATAAGATTCCCAGCACACTTCAGCTCACAAAGAGTGCACCAGAGACATACTCACTCATAAGCTCACTCAAAGCATACATGGAAAACTTGCTTGGTCTTGGGGTGTTGCAAGGTGCTGGCCAGAGTGCGATCAAAGCATCTGGTCAAGCATTGGCGATTTTGCAGTCTATTGATCTTCAGTTTTCATCAAACTTGCAGGAAAACATTTTTAGAGTTCAAGAAAACATGGGTAATTCACTCTTGGCGTTTCTTCAAACATACGCCACAAGCCCTAGAGTGGCTGAGCTCACTGGAACTCCAGAGCAAGACGTACAACTTGTGTTTTCTTCTAATGATCTAAAAAATATTGGCCGTGTTCAAGTCCAACCAGGCAACCCACTTTTGAACCAGCTTGACGGGAACTATGAGCTGGCTACGACTATTGTGAACCAAGGTTTGGTCAAAAGTGTGGATGAGCTTGCAGAGGTGTTTACGACGGGGAGTGTGGGAAGCGCCACCGAGGATGTCCAGAATAGTGAAATTTTGATTAGGTTCGAGAATGAACAAATGCGGAAGGGAATGGAGATGATCGTGCTCGGCACTGATAATCACTTGACCCACATCCCCCAACACATGGGCTTACTTGATGACCCTACCGTGAGGAATAATCCCGCCCTGGTTCAACTCATAAACATGCACATTGAAAAACATCTCACCAGTGCTCAAAATCTTCCTCCACTCATAAGCATGATGAGGGGGATACCACCACCTTTACCACCTGGCACAGAGGCTGAGGTTCAAAAGGGTTCGAGTGGTGAGAAAAAAGTGGAAGTAAAAAAAGAAGGAGAAAACTAAGATGAACAAGTATATGGTGAGCAAGGATTTGCTCGTGGAAAGTCCGAACGCTGCCGCTATTACGAGTGCAGCGATTGATGTTGCGAACATAAAGCGCTTCACAGTGAGTGTGGAGCATGATGGGGGTGGCGGGACGTTTTACTTAGAAGCCAAGAGCGGTGCGGCTACACTTTGGGCCAAGCTGGAATCCAGTGAGAAGGACCTTACGGTGAGTGGCAGCCCGGTTGCGGATGGGTGGGAAGTTTCAACAGATCTCCCTCTTGTGAGAGTTGTGACCACTGGAGATGCAGTCATAAGTGGCATTTTCGTAACCTCCAAGGATCTCTAAAATGGCTGGCGTGATTTATGATCTCCTTGGTGTGAGTGGTGGCGGGGGAGGTGGTGGATACCCTAGCACCATAACCAAAGCATCTCTTGCTAGTAACTTTACGATTACGGGAACATTTTCAGATGCTCCTGGGGCTGGGAGTACGGCTGTGACTGGGCTTTCGTGCACCATCACCACAACTCGAACGGATGAAATTGTACATTTAGAGTACCTAGCGGAGCTGGTTGAGAATGCTAGTGCTTCTTCGTTTGCGCTGGGATACCAGATAGATTCAGAAACCCCAGTAGCGTTGTCGTATTTTAATTCAGCAGCAAACCGAACTTCTCCTTTCGCAATAAGTCAGTTTATTACCGTAACCGGTGCGCCTGGGGAGTACGAGATAAAAATAACTGCCTCGAAAGCATCTGGAACCCCAGCTCTTGCCAGACGAGTCGGAGAAGGTACTGCGACGGATTTGATCGAGATGAAAGTCACACAGTTCGCATAAGGGCACTATGGCTGGGGTGATTTGGAAAATTTTTGGATCTCAAGGTGGGTCAGCACCTATTGTGTATGATTATGGTTATCCGGCTGGGAATGGAGGAGGGGTTGAGCCAGACGTGCTTGCCCAGTGGATTTTCAACGAAGCTTCCGGGGTCATACTTGACCAAGCTGGGAGTGTGGACCTCAAACCCACAGTGGTAGGGAGTGCTGGGTTAAGTTACAGCGTACCAATTGGGTATAGTGACCCTACGTTGGAAAAAGTCAGCCCTGGGATTTTCTTTTTGAGCCGCGTTTCAAATGGGTACTACCTGGAAAGTTCGGATACGACCTTAGCTCCTGGGACCGGAGACTTTACGATTGAATGGATTGCGCAGTATGTGAACAAAAACAACCTTCAAAGTACTGGGGCAATTTTCAGCACGGTGAACAACTCCATCGAGCAAGGGTTGTATTTTTATTATGATAACTGTCAGAGTGCTACGTGCAGGTTTGAGATGTACCTCAAAGCTAAGGACGGGACACTCTTTTACCTAGCCGGCAACATCGCAACCAACCCATTCACGGACATGAAGATTCACAAACATCGAATCGTCCTCGATCGCGCTGGGGATGCTCAGTACTATATTGACGGTGTACTTCAGCTTAGTGGTTCCATGGGTGCAGTGGTTGGGAAGAACTTTCCCGCATCACAACTTCATGCGCTAGCGGTTACGACATCTGGACTGAACACGCTTTGTGCGACTATGTTTGAGCTTAGGGTGAGTGGGAATGCCAGGAACAACAGCGGTGGACCAGGTGGAGGCTAGATGAAAAACACTTACATATGGAAAGCGGAGAAACGTTTTGCGCGTGTGGTTGCAATTTCGAAAGACCTCGAAAAAGTCTCCATCACATTTGATGGGGAGAATGCACAACTCCGTTTGGAATGTGATGAGGATTTTGAAGTTGTAGAAAAGTTGCTCACCAGCGCAAAGCTTCCTCTTCCTGATATTCAAGTTTGCGAGGGCAAGGAGATTGAAATCACCAAAGCTCAAGGGTTCTTCGCTTCCCTCTTGAGTTACTTCACGGCATAGCGTTTGCTATGTTCAAAAACCATGCCATGTATTTTTCATCCCCCTCTTGATTCTTCCTTGAGAACTCTTTAGAGTAACTAGACACATGGACGATATTATGATTAAAAGTAGCGATGCAGTTTTGGTTCAAGTTAATGATAAGAAAAAAGGACGACACTATACGCTAGGGGAGATGAAGCTAGTGAGCGTAACCGAAGTACTAGGTTGCTTTGTGCCTAAGCAACTCATGGAATGGTTCAAGCGCACACCGCCAGAGGAAATTGAACTACGCTCTTCCTCACGAGCAACCCTAGGAAGCGCACTTCATGAGCAACTCTTTAGTGATAATCCTAGCGAACATGGTGTGGCAGTGTTGAACTTGCTTGCTGCAAACAACATCGTGGTGAGTGAAGTAGAAGTTCCAGTACATCATGATGTTGCTGGGTATGCTGGAACGTGTGACATCATTGGCAAACGTAACGGTAAGGATGTGGTAGGGGAACTCAAGACTGGCCGAAATTATAGCTCTACTGCGATGTTGCAAGCAGTGGCGTATGGTAAGGCACTTGAGCGAATGGGCAAAATTTCCGGTGACTTCGAGGTAGTTCACATTTGGGCACCTCCCGGCAAGGAGCCAAAACTTTATGACGTAAAGCGCATTACGGGGGTGTGGAATTCCTTCGTAGCAGCACTAGAGGTATACAGAATGCTAGAATGGAACTCACTCATGGGCTTTGAACTTCAAAATGTAAAATTCGACAACTTGAGATTAAAGGAGATTGAATGAAAAATGCCAAGGATTTCGTAGCAGCATCATCTAAGTTGGCTCTTTTACAAAGAGGAGCAAGCGGGTCATACAAAAGTAGAGCGTCGTTGCGACTAGCGTTACGTTGGGGTGGGGTTCTTATACTAGACCTAGATCAAAACTTCTCTTCACTGTTGGCTATGGTACCAGCAGAGTTTCAAGAGAAAGTACTTGTGGAAGATTGCACACCACCAGACCTTATTGGTTTGCAAGGCAAAGAAGTAAGTCGAGCGCGGCTTGAAGTGTTTCTAAAAACCATTGAGATGCTCAAGAGTGCTAAGGATTTACCAATTCAAACGGTGGTGCTTGATACGTATTCGAGTCTCACTGTACTTGTGAACGACACTGCGGATTTGAAAAAAGAGTATCAAGATCCAAAGTACACGATGGCCAAGTTTGGTTGGATCCGCGACACTTTGCTCGCAATCATGATGGCACTCAAACAACTTCCATTCAATGTGATCGTGAATGTGCATGAGGAGTTTGCACAGGGATCATACAAAATCGTGGGAGTGGGGAGTGCTACAGACCTTTGGACTACTGTGTTTGCGGAGAAAGTAAGATTATCCTTCGCTCAGAGTGATTCCCTTAAGATCAAAGTTTGCAATGAAGATGGGTTAAAGTCTTCCCGCATTGACCTCGCCGACAACGCTGGAGTCATAGCTGCATCAAAGTACTGGAACGCGTTTGACGCTATAGCCAAGAAGGACCCAGAGGTGAAAGTGCCGCCGGTTTTCAAAACAGAGAAATTCTAGGCAAGCATGATTTAAACCAGTTTTGATTCGTGGTGAATCAAAAGCAGCTCTAGAGTGACACTAGAGCAACATAACAACAAAACAAAAAAGAAGGAAAGTAAAATGGACATTAGCACATTGATCAATGATTTAGCAGGTGAGGTTGAGAAAGAAGGACAAGAACTACCAGATGGTAACTACAGCGCTACGGTGGGTAAAACTGTGCGTACGTATGTTGCGGATGGAAAACCAACGTCAGTCATCTTGAACTTTAAAGCCACAAAGGAAGGATTTGAAGGGTATAATCCCGTAAGCGCCTTTCTTCGTATCAGTGGTGGGTATGAGTTTGAGAATGGAAGCAAGATCGACAACCAAGCGGAGACGATTAAGACGTTGCTGCGTACGGGTTTGGCAGCTAGCCAAGTTCAATACATCATGGACCAAGCCGCAAAAGCGACTGAAAGTGGTGAGATTTTTGAGTTTGAAGAAGCTGCTACGGTGGACATCAAAGTCAAAAAGAACGAAGCTGGGTTTACGAACGTGAAGGTTTACAAACCTAAAGCGAAGTAACCGGCTCGAGATGGTGGGGTATTGGGATGTACCCCACCACTTTTTTGATTCTACTCATGAACAAAGGACCATGATGCGCGTACTCTTACGTACAAATGTAAAAACACACCTAGAAAAAACTCCTTTGAGTGGTCCGTATACGAGAGGGTTTTTCAACATCCTATCTCAAATCCCCGGCGTAGAGTTTTCCACTTCCTTCACAACTTTTGATCGTGTGCTTTGGTTAGGGGCACCACCCACATACATGGGTAAGTTTGACGAGGGGTGTAATTATTGGATGCGGGGGTGTGATGTTCCGACCATGTTCACCGTTCACCCGGCGTACATCTTCAAAGCCAAAGAGTATCCGGCCCTACTCCAAAGCGCGCTCGAGAAAATTGGAGGAAAATTCGAGCCTGAGCGCGCTATTAATTATAACTATGATCCTAGGGATTTTGAGCTTTGGCCATCCCTTCAAGTACCCCTCGTGTGTGACATCGAAACCAGCGGACCTAAGTGCGACCTCGAGCGCTTCAGTGTGGCACGGTTGGATGACCTTAGCAATCCTTGGATCTTTAGCCACGACATACAACCATTCGATACATGGAATGGTGGTATAAGTGCTCTTCGCTCACTCTTGGGTAATCCATCCAGCATTGTAGTGGGTCAGAACTTCACGTTTGACTCTTGGGCGCTTTGGAATCAATTCAAGATTGAAACTCGGTGTAAGGTGTATGACACCATCCACATGGCGAACATTCTAAACCCAGACATCGTGAAAGACCTAGAGTTTCTTGGGCAAATATACCTAAGCACATACGCGTGGAAGCGCACAAACGTGGGCGGAGAGTTTGATCGCATCAAGTACAACGTGCTGGATGTTGTGCATACTGGGGAGATTTTTCTCGAACTTGAACGACGCTTAAAGCTTAGTGGGTCTTACGAGTATTGGATGAAAAACCGCCCAGCTCTCTTTCCGGCTATCCAGAGTATGATCCACCGTGGTGTGCCTTTGGATGAAGCCGCTCACAAAGCGTGGTGCACGGAAGCCAAGATGAAGCTAGAAGCGCTTTTACCCTCCTTCGCTGGTTTCCTCACAATGAAGAACGTGAAGAAAAAGAAACGTGCAAAGGAGCTAGATGTCGAGGTGATGGAAGAAGGCAAGAACACCAGGGTGGACAAAAAGACCGGCAAGATTTATGAAAAAGGATGGAAGCATGAGAGCTCAAAAGTGACTCAAAACTTCAACCCATCCAGCCCCTCCCAAGTGCTCCAAGTCCTAAAACAACTCAACATCACCCTTCCGCGTAATCATAAGACTAAAGACAAAGAAAGCGCGTCTTCCTTGGCACTTTTGAAGTGGATGTACAAGAATCCAACTCACCCCCAAAGTGAGCTTGTGGGGAATTTGGTTAAGTATTCCAAGGAGAAGAAAAAGCTCAGTTCCTTCTCTCGCTTGAAGAACCCTGTTTTGTACTCATACAAGATTGAAGGCACTAAAACCGGCCGTCCTAGCTCCAGCATCCACATCACCGGGGAAGGGATAAATGTGCATACCTTTCCTCGTGGGGCATTCAGAAAGTGCATCATCCCTTCGCCGGGGAAGATGCTCCTGGCCGCTGACCAAAGCAGCGCTGAGAGTGTTGCGGTGGGGTTTTTGAGTGGGGACGAAAGATTGCTCGCGGAAGTGACTAAAGCTGAACCTGACGTACACACCCTGGTTGCTCGTCATCTTCACCCCTTGGTGACTGGATTGGAATTTGATTCCATCACAGACAAAGCTGAAAAGAAGCGCATCCGCCAAGCGTACAAAAGTGTTACACACGGAGGAAGTTATGGGCTTTTTGAGAAGATGCTCCAGGATCTTCTGTTCACCTCTACTGGTGAAATCGTCACTCTTGCTAAGAGCAAGCTTTTGCTTGAAAGCTGGCATACGCTTTTCCCAGCCGTGAGAAAATGGCACGAGCGAGTGAGGATTGCGTGTGTGACTGGGGTTGGACTGAAGAACCCCTTTGGGCGACACTACGTCCCTCAGGATCGAAACGTGATGAACCTGAATGAATGGCTTGCATGGGAACCTCAAAGCACCATTCCGGATGTGACGAATAAGGTCCTTGAGGTGCTTTGGAATGAAGTTCCCGCAAAATGGCAAACGCAACTTCTCCACATGGGTCATGATTCTGTTTTGTATGAAGTCTTACCGGAATATCTGGATGACTTGAAGCGACTTTTCTTAGAAGTAGCCAGCAGTGTCATCTTGGAGTATCCTAGGGGTAAAATATCAATCAAATGGGAAGTGAAGAGTGGCACCAATTGGGGTGAATGTGGATAATACTCCTAATCAAAATCATAGTGAAATTTCTCTCTTAAGTCAGTATGTTGAGCTGGTGAAGAGAGAAAAGTGGGATGAAGACTTTGTACGGTGGAGTTTCATTGCATTCCTGGGTGCGCTTTTGGGAAGACGGGTTTTTGCGAAAAGTGGGATGGAATATGAGTACCCCACACTTTACATCATGTTCGTGGGACCTCCAGCTTCCAAGAAAAGCTCCGTAGCCAAGGCTCCGGTTTCAATTTTCTCCAAACTCCTACACCATGAGTTGAACTTGAGCCCAGACATCATGACTCCTGCTGCGTGGTTGGTGTCGCTTTTGAAATATTCTGATGGAAGCACCGACAAGCTTCAGACTCCGATTTTTATGCTAGTGAAAGAGTTCATCACGATTTTGCGTGACATCGGAGGTGGGTCGCCTTTGGATCTTCTCCTGGCCCTTTACGACACTCGCCTTCCGGGAGAGCCATTCGAGAAGCACACCATAAGTGGAGGTCACATCACCATCCCCAATCCGGCCGTGACAGTGCTTGGGTGTACCACTCGAGATGCTTTGATGGAAACAAAGCTACTCCAAGTCGGCAACACCGGCTTCTTGAGCCGTTTTTTACCTGTTTTCCGCGATACTTCCGTAAGGGGAGTGTACAAACGTCCAGAGCTTGACACCATACTTGTGAATAAAATGCTTCCTAGGCTTCAGTGGATAGCTTCCCTCAGGGGTGAAGTAAAAATCCACCCAAGCGCGGACAAGGTTTTGGAAGAAAAGTTCGATCTCATCGCAGAAGAAACTGAGACGGAAAATCGACTTTTCGAGAGTGAGTTTTTGGCACGAAAATTTCCCCACGTGGTGAAGGTGAGCATGATCCTTGCGCTTTCAAAAGGAAGGATGGAAATCTTACCCCAAGACGTTGAGGAAGCGTATGCGATGGTGAGTGATTTGAAGCGCAGTGTGATGAATCTTTTTCCTACAAAGGATTTCAACATTCTTCCCAGACTTATGCGTGGGAGAGAGAAAGTAGAACTCAAGATTTTGATTGAGGAAAGTGTGCAGCGTAATTTCTTCCCAGACTTCAGCGTGGCTACAAAGCTAGTGATGAGTGCAATTGGCATAGTTCTTGAACGTTTCACGGAGGGGGAGAAGATTTTCGTACGTTTGGTGAAAAAGGTTTAGATTTTCAGGTGATCATAAGTTAAGATGGAGGCATAGATGCAAATTGAAGTTGTTTTTAAAAGTGGCTCACGCATGAGTTTTGAGTGTTTGGATTTTCTCGCTACGGAAGGATTGAGTTTGATCATGACCCCCACTGGGGAGCGTATAGATTTGGTGAAAAACCAGATTGAATACTTCATGGTCGATCCCCGCGAGAGACTCCCCAGCAACATTTCCATCCCAAAGTCAACTATGTTTTTTCTAGGTTCCAAAGTCCTAGGGTATCGAAACCTTGCAAAGTGGACAAAGTACTACACCAAAAGCCGAACTATTTTTAAAAACGTAGAGAAAAGCACAAAAGGAAAAAGGAGCAAAAAACATGAGAAGTAAAGAAAAGGTACGACGCAAGGAAAAGCAACCCAGGTTTAAAGTTCTTTTAAGTATGGCCGCGTACAATGGCGAAGTTCACTACCAAACCATGAACTCCATCGCGATGTTGGCGGCAGCATCCCAACACTGGCCGGTAAAATTTGAGCTCGCCGTGACCGCGAATGAGTTCATCACCCATGCTCGAAACAAAGCCGCCAAGATTGTGATGGAAGATCCCACATACCAAGCGGTTCTTTATGTTGACTCGGATATGGCTTTTACGCCGCAAGATGTACTTACCCTTTGGACGTGGATGATCCAAGGCAAACGTGTGTGCGGTGGGAATTACTCTTTCAAGAAGCTGGATTGGGCTCTAATACGAACTGCTGCAAGGAGTGGAGTGAGTAGTGATGAGCTTCCGTTTTATGCTTCTAGGATGAACGGTATACCCTTAATCGACGACACTGGCGAGAACTTCCATGAAGACCAAAAAGAGTGCGTGCGTGTGGATTCGCTAGGAGCCGGACTACTCTTCGTTCATCGTGAAGTGTTCGGCAAAATTGCCAGCGCTCACCCTGATATCGAAGTTGAACGCGAACCAAACCAACCTGAAAGCAAAATTTTTGAGTTTTTCCAATGTGGAGCTACAAAGTTAGGACACATGGGCACGGAAGATGTATTTTTTTGTCGCCTGGCTCAAACCGTGGGTGAGCATACTTGGTGGCCTCAAAGTGTACGCCCTGGGCACGTTGGGAAGCATGTTTTCCAGCAGATTGCGTCTAAGCCTAGAGAAAATCCAACTCTAGATAAGCTCTTGAGCAAACTTCAAAGTGGACTTCTGACGGAAGAAAACCTACCAACATACTTTGAAGAGGAGGAGAAGATCATACTGAGTGATGTGAATGTGGATGAAGTAGCGCAAGTGGAAGAAGAAGTAGAACCTAAAAGTGAAGAAAGCGAGCGAGTTGGATGAAAAAACTAGAACCAAGTGGGCCGGTGGATTTAGAAACAATTCAGGATTTGATCTTAGAAGAATACCACACCAAAACAAGCGTGGGTGAAATTACGCTGGAAGTGAGTGCGCTTTTGAATGACTTCGTGCAAGAAGTGTATGTTAGTATTCCTTCACAGAACTTCTCCAAAGTAGACACGAAGAAGCTAGTGTACATCTTGAGTTTGGTGAGCAAGTTGAAGGGCCAAAGCTTGGGTCAGCCTTTTTATGAAGTCTACATGGAACTTGACCCGCACTTAGATCAAAACACAGGAACGCTACACTAAGGAGAGAAAAAATGGAAAATTCATACGCAATAATCGTATACAGGAACGAAACTGACTTTAGAAAGTACAATGCCATTGCACATACGCTTGAAAATGGCTACTGGCAAATCCACACCGCTGAAGGTCAGGTTTTGTTCATTAGCACGAAAAGCGCAGCGACGGTTATACTTGACAAACGTTTCAAGGAAATTTTAAAGGAGGTTCAAAATGCAGCTCAAGTACAAACTCAAAGCTAAGATTAAACTTCTGCGTGAAAATGCGATCTACTTCAAAGCATGGGTGTACTTCAGGCTCTTCGTAAAGCCACATCTCATTTTGGTGAATGAGAAGCATATTTTTATCGACCCTCGAGCAACTTTCCGTGCCCCAGCCATCACATGCTTGGATGCTAGTGACGGAGAAGTGTATGTTGGCCCAAGCGCGAACATAGGAGCATCCACTTTGCTTGGTCCGATTTTTATCAAAGGCAAAGTCGCTACGGGATTCTACCAACATCGCCAGAATGACCTTGTGTTACATGAAGGCTTAATGCTTGTGCGTCAAGCTCCAAACGGCTTCATCATCATGGTGCATGAAGAAGATGAGAAGAACATCATCTTCCTCAGTCCTGATGAGGGATACTTCTACATGCCCGACAACGAAGCTGCTTTGGTGGAGTATCTTATGATCAGAAGCATGCAGGATGAGTTTCTTGAGGAAGTATACTCTTTTCCCGAAAACCTTGAGCTGCGAGCTAGGATTTTAGCTTCTAAGCGTTAGAGTTCGTAGGCGACTAGTTACTGCTGACCGATAACCATCACGGAATGCCGCGCATTCACAAATGCATTAGAATTAGTCACCACATTTACAAGAAATGAATTAACTGTTTTTCCTGAAAATGTAGTGGTCGCGACAGACGCAATATAGCCCGTAGCTGTGTCCTCTACAGTAACAATTACAGCATAATTAGTGCTTGCCATAGGAACCTTAAATGTATAAGTATATTGGCCAGTGGAACCGCTGGAGCACGTTAAATTATTTGCATCCAATATAACTCCTGCTGAAGTTGTATTCGCCCAGGCTTTGATTAGCGTGTTTGGGTATATTGTGTTAGACACAGGGGTTGAACTGGAACTGATATTAGTGCTGTCAAATTTAATCGCCGTCAAACCTGTGGCTTTGAAATTATATCGTTGAATAGCATTGTACTCTAAACAATATGCATCTGCATCTGAATTGTCGTTTCTGATATCCCAAGCGTTTGCCGCAGCATTGTTTACCTGCAAGCGAATCGTCGCGTCACCCGTGTTGGCGTTAATGGTCATGTCGGGGGTGGTTGTGGTTGAAACGCCTGTGCCTAAAACTGCCGTGGTTGCCGACGTTAGCGCATTTGCAGCCGCTGTTCCTGTTGCTACTGTTGCACCAAAAGTCGTAGTTCCAGCTGCATTTATCGTTGTAACGCCAGTTATTTCTCCCGCATCAGATACAACTACTGAGGAATTCTGAATAATCTGACCCGTTATGCCATCAAATCGAACCAACGCATTGTCCGTAGAACTAACTGGTCCCACAACATTACCACTAGAAGAAGAAGCGCTTAGGTCTATGCCGTTAAAAAGAAGGTGATCATTCGCGGGGTTGATGCTGAAAAGAAGATCCGCAGAGTTTGCGGCGTTGCGAAACCCAAAGGTATCAACATTTGCAAGGCGAATCAGACCGGCACTTGAAGGGTTAGATGTGCGGGAGGAAAAGTGCAGCGACTTCAGACCAAACGATGCGCCAAAGTCCACATTCGCGGTAAGGGTGAAGCTTCCTCCGGCCTTCTGGAGCATCCCATTCGTAACAGCCTGAGCCCACCCAGTTGCCGCAGCTCCCCAAAAAGTATCCGTTTCAAGCGAGGGGTACGAGAAAGAGCTACCATTGACTGTGAGTGTGACTGCCATTTCGTGATTTTATCACACTTGGCACAGAGGTTGCAATGAAAGTGAAAAAGAAAGGGGGTCTTTCTAGAGTTAACCAGAAAGACCCCCTCAAGGTGGGACTTTTGAGAAAAATCCTACTTACGCATTCACGATGCCAGTGACTTTCGTGATCACACCAAGGCGTGAGCAGAAAATCGCTTGGTCAGCATACACACGGAACTGGAAGCCGTTTTTGCTCTCCAAGTCCGTAAATACAACACCTTCTTTGCCAGGGCGTCCAAACGTCAAGTCGGTCGCACCTACACGAGAAAGCGTGTCAGCCTGACACACGAACATTTCACCGTTCTTCACCACTGGGTGGGAGACGATCTTAATCAAACCCCTTTGGTAGCGGAAGGTGATGGTCTTTGAACCACGTTCGGCGTTTTTGTCGTCCAAGCTAGCACCATAGCGAACCAAGGCACTTTCGTCGTTAGCCAAATTGGCAAACGTGCCATAGTTCACCAGAGCATAACACTCCCCAGACATACCTTTTACAAGGGCTGGGATGATTAGCTTTAGCAACTTTGCTAGCGTCATCGCACCAGAAGTAGCGACAACGTTTCCTCTCCACAGTGGGTAAAGCGAGGTGTCAATGCCAAAAAGCGTGCCAGTTGCACTCGCCATTGCATCCAAACCATACATTTCCTTGCCATACGCACTGCGGAAGAACAGGTTGATCCCAGCCGCGATGCCGGAGTTGATTGCAGTGATAGCGGTCGTGGAGCCACTCACTTTGACGTAAAAGTTCACACCATCGACATCATACACCGACACTGGGGTGGCGTTAATTGCCGAACCGGTGTCATTGTACCCAATCAACTCAGCATTCTGGGAAACTGCCCAGATGTGGTCACTCCATTGGGAGGTTGGAAGCACAAACCGAAACTGAGTCGAGCTCAAAGTCGTTCCGGTCACGCTTCGACCCAAGCCGGTAGCGGCTCTTCCGTAGATCATGGCGATTTCCATACGTTTCGCCGCAGTATTGCCCAAGCTTTCCATTCGGACTTGAATTGAACTCTTGTATGCAATCTTTCCCGCACTCACAGCTACAGCGGCTTCTTTGTACGACACCACACTCTTGCCGGTGATCTGTTGACCAACCGCAATGGCGCTTTTAATCGTCATCGCGATGGAGTCATTTAGATCATAAATACCATCATCTTCATCTGCATACGTGAAGCCTTGGTCTTCGGTCAAAATAGTGGGTTGTTCATAGTATCTTCCAAGCTGCTTTTCACTAGCCACGAAAGGTACGTTTTTGAGCAAAAAGTTGATTTCCGGGGTTAAGTCCACAATGCTCTGTGCGAACACCGGTTTAGCGATGCTATTTATTGCATCTGGGGTATTATCTTGTGCCATTTTACTGGTACTCCATTTTCTTTTTCAATGTTAAGGGTAAATCACTTTAGGGATAGAGCCACTCGTCCCAGAGACACGCAAAAGTAGTGCCACACACGAAGAGTAGCATGGCACAGAGTTTGCAGTCAAGCGTATTGTATGGTATGGTATGGCGCTTTTTGCTTGACCACGCGAAGAAATCCCCCTATGATCTCAAGTATGTCGGAAAATTCTAACGGTTCTTCACCCACCTCAAGTGGTGAAAATGGTTCCATCGTAAATGACTCTTCTGGTACTCAAGCTCCAAAAGGAGGACAAGAGCAAAACCTCACTCCAGCACAGAAGCGCAAGTTCAAGTTCGAGGTAGACGGCCAAGCACAAGAGTATGAGTTCGATGACAATGAAGTACATGCACGGCTTCAAAAGGCCCTAGCTGCGGACAAACGTTTAAAAGAAGCGAATGAGATCAAAAGCAAAAGCGAGAGTGTTTTGAATAAATTAAAGAGCAAACCATGGGATGCTTTGAAGGAAGCTGGTATGGACCCCTACGAAGCTGCCTCGAAGTATGTTGTGGAGCAATTCGAGTATAGCCAACTCTCCCCCGAGGCCAAGCGCCTAAAAGCTCTGGAAGAAGAAAACCTAACCTACAAACAACGTGAAGACCAGCGTAAGTATGATGAGCGTGTGGCTAAGCTTAAAGCTAAGTATGATATCGAGCTTGCGGAACTCTTAAAAAAGAACAAACGTCTAGAAAAACCCAAGGTGAAGGAAGAGTTTTTAAAGTCCTTCCTCCAGGACCACGCTGAGTATGACGGTGATGGTGAAGACAGCCCTTCCCTCATCCCATACCACGATGAGTACTCCAAGAAGTTCGTTTCAAACGTGAAGGACTACTTGCTGGATCTCTCCCCGGAAGAACTTGGGGTCGTCCTAGATGATGCCGTGATGGTGAAAATCAAAGAACACTTGATGAAGGGTACAAAGCTTCCAACCACCCCAGCTGGACAGAAAGAGAAGAATGAGAAAGAAAAAGCCGCTAGTAATCCCACTTCTTGGGAAGAAGCATTCTCAAAGCTCTCCTAGCATCGTAGGAGAATGGTTCTACGCTCGCAAAAACACCAGCATTCGTGCTCTTGTTGTGAGTACAGCTAAGAACCAAATTACGCTGGAAAGCGATCACTCCACGTTCAAAGTGAGTTTAAAAACTTTTGTACGTGAGTGGGTGAATGCAAAAATGAAGCGCAATCCGAAACCTCTCACACCAAAAAGAGCTTTTGGTCTTGGGTGGTCTAAAGGCAAGATTGACCTCAACAGCTAGCGCGAGTTACTCCTACGGATAGAATATCCTCTTACCACTCTTGGGTGCGTTGAGCTGGATGTGAGTCCACCCTGGGGTGCTATCTGGGTGTTCGAGGTATAGTCCTAACTTCACCAGCATCTCCCCGTTGTTTCGAGAAAGGAAGAGATCAAGCAAACCATGCGTGTCTGCAAAATCACACGCCAGGCCTTTAAGATGAGATGAGCCCATCGGCACTTTGCTTGTATCCGTCACACCTTTCTCGCGATATATGCGGTATTGGTCCTCTGGAGAGCGATACCCACTCGTAATGGTGAGGTCATGCTCGAAGGCGATTTCCAGGAGATTGCACTTGCTAGCAAGGTAAAGGAGGTTTTCTTGAGTCGCTGCGGGAAGGCGGTTTAGCGCAATACCCTTCAAAAAGCTCTCGGGGGTGAAAATTTTCTTCATGACTTAGATTATATGCGATGTTGCTTAGAACCGCAACCCCACGAAGCCCACCGCAAGATTCTCTCGCGGGGAGTGTGATATAAAAACACCTAAATCTAATGGACCTAACACTCTGCGTGAGTATCCCACCCCATAAGATCCTCTTTGACTCACTCCACCAAAGATGAAATTCCGAGGAGCGTCATACTTCACCACCTTGAGTTTTTCTTCCTTCACTTCACTCTTGGCTTCACTCTTCACATCTAGTGTTTCCACCACTTTTTCCCTTACCTCACCTGATGGAAGAGTAACTTTCTCTCTCACCACAACTCTCGCGATGTTCTTTTTTTCTTCCTTCTTCGCATCAACCTTACTTTGCTCCTTTACGCTAGAAGGGTGTGAAAAGAACTTTCCCGCGCTAAAGCTAGCAGCACACAGCACCAGGACTAAAAGCACTTTTTTGTAATGTTGTTTGATCATACTTATGATCACCCCTTGAGAAGCTTCGAGGCAAAAAACGCCGTCACACCCGCAAGAAGAGTGTATACGAACCCCACGAGCTTTGTGGTCCACTTAAAGTCATGCTCAATCTTCGTGATGCGCACATCTGTTTCCTCATGGCGCTTGTCGTGGCGACTCAGGAGAACCTTAATCTCATGCATACTGTTGTTTATGTTCTCCAGCTCTTTCAATATGAGAAGCTTGTAATCTCGAAAATCTTCCATTTTTACTGTCCCTCGCCTTGAAGGTATGCTCCAAATTCCGGGTCACGTTTGAAAAGAGCACCCAAGAGAGCTTGAACACTCCCACTCTTCGTAGCAGCATCCAAAAGAGCTGCGTACTTCCCACCTTGGAAGGATGTTGCTTTTTCCAGCAAGCTGTTGATGGAGCTTTGTACTTCCGGGCCACCCACAGTCTTCCTGTATG